CCCAAAGCCATAATATTATACCGATATTCCTAGAGTTTTAATCTTAGACATTGATACCATCGCTCCAGCATCAAATGATGGTAAGTCTTGTCTAGGTGGTTCTCCTAAAGGTCTTTGTTGTTGTAGAAGAGCATTATCATAAGACACTGTAACAGGATGCTTATGTCTTACAGGTGGATTTAAAGCCTTTCTTACCCTACCACTAATATTCTTTACACTACCCCTAATTCTTCCTACTAAACCACCACCAGCGTATCCTTGAGCAGACATACTTTCATTAATTGATGCAGATTCACCAGCAAGGAAATGAGATTCTGTGCCTGGAATAAATTGATTTATACTAAACTGTAAATTATCAGCTTCCTTATTTGCTATACCTTGGAATTGTTCTCCAGTCAAATTCTTATACCCATACTTCTTCCCATGCTCTTTCACTCTCTCGGCAAACCTAGGATCGGTAGCCATTGCTCCTATCATTCTTGCTTTATCACCTGCAAATTTACCCATGTCAATATTCTGACCATCCTCAGTCATCGTCAATCCTAAAGGTAGTTTCGCATTATTTTCTGCATTAAGCTCCTCTTGAGTTTGCATCGTAAATCCACCAGCACCATCAGAAACTGAACCTGCTTTAGTATTAGTAATTCCCCAGAATTTCTTCATCTGATCCATGCTCATATTTACCATAGCGTCCATTGGACTATCTTTTGCCTGTCCACCACCCTTAAATCCACCAATACTTGTTGGTTTATTTGTTCCACCAGCAGCAGCATTCATACCTTCTAATGTCTGAACACCATACTGTTGAACAGCACCCTTAGACATAACAAACTCACCAGGAGTAAGCATAGCAGGAACAGTATCAGTGTTCCCTTTACCAGGAACTTGACCACCCTTATTCATTTTAACTGGTTCATCTCCAGATTCTTGGGGAGCCTTAAGTTTTTGAGATGCATCTACTGCATCTTGACCCTTATCTAATTTTGCAGTATCACCACTAGGCGGATCTTCTCCCTTAGATAAATCGGGTTCTTCCATACCTTTGGTTTCTTTATCAATATCTTTTAAAGCAGCTGCCTCTGCTTTATCACCATCCTTTCCACTTCCCGTTATAAACTTCCATATATTTCCAAACAAATTCCCCACAAATTTTACAAGTGCTGTAATTCTATTGACACTCCACCATATCAATGCACCTACACCTACTATCCATGCTCCTGGTCCTAATATAGGTCCAAAAATTGCTAAGATACCAGCAACCATAACTGGCCACCAATCTTTAACAAACTTAAAGAGAGAAGCAAGTTTGTCTTGATTCTTAGCAAAGTAATCAAAGACATTCATCACAATTCTTCCCAACAGAACTGTCTTAAGAAAATTCCATATCCTCTCAAAAATACCCATGGCAGGTTTAAGAACTGCCTGTACTCCTTTTACTGCTACACCACCTATCTTCTCTAGTGCTCCCTCTGCTCCCTTTCTCTTCTTCTTCTCATCTGCTTTACGTGTATCATCAGCAGCCTTCTTATCATCTTTAGCACCCTGAATAAATGACTTATTAATATTATCAAGGCTCGCATTGATTGCCTGAAGTGGTGCTAATAAACCAGCAGTACCTTTTCCTGTTCCTGATTCACCCTCTGGAGTTACTTCAGTTGATAAATCTGATGCTTGACCAACATTTACAATACTACTAGTACCTGTAGTGTCTGCTTGAGTAGCTCTCTGTGCTCCCCCAACAGAACTACCTCTCTTCATATCAGCAACACTTATTCCTCTCTTTCTTAACTTAAATCTTCTTATCCTCTCCTCATTACTTAACTGTTCTCCAGTTACTTGATCAAGACCACTTTCAGTTTCTTTATATTGATCAGTTTGTCTATGTAAATCTCCTGCAGCAACGTCCTGTGCATTTTGTTCTAACCTATCAATTCTTTCACTAATAGTTTCTTGTGAAGTTCCTTTCTTAAATGCACTAGGACTAACCTTTTTCTTTTTAGCTTTAAGTGTTGGTTTCTTTTTCTTTGGTATCTTTTTCGCTGTAGGTGTTGCAGGTCTCTTCTTCTTTTTTGCTGCTGGTTTCTTTTTCTTTCCTCCTTTATCACCCCTTACATCATCTAAGATTTCATCCAGACCTTCAGGTATCTCTTCACCTAATTCTTCTAATTCCTCCTCTAGTTCTTCTACTGCTTGATCTACTGCTGCTTCTGCTGCTTCTAACTCAGCAACTCTTTCCTCAAGCCCAAGCACCCGCATCAAAGTTTTCCTTTGCATTCCAAAGGACTTACTTAATGTCTTATGTAACTGATTTAGTTGACGAGGTAAATCTTTCTCAAGACCCTCAACTCTACCCGCTAGCTTATAATGAGGATCGTGTTTCCCCCTTAAAGAAGCTATCATGTTGGGTTTACTAGGCATTCGCTTGTGCTTGTTGCTGCTTGCGTTTTAATTCTTCATCCTCAAGATGTTGTTGGAGAAGACCCACATATACATCCCGTTCCCACGGGATCATATTTTCTATCTCCGTCAAGCTATATTTATGGTACTGCATCAACGCAAAATTGAGCTTGAAGTAACTCTCCAAGTTCATATGCACCATAGCTACCCGAAAAAAGACGCTAAGCCCTCCAGTACCACATCACTTTTAACTTTTGTATTAGGATTAGTAACTGTAATAGTATGCTGTAACTTAGGCATAGTCTCAAAAAATTTCTCAATTAATTTAAACTGAGAGGAATTCATTGACTCAAGAAATTCATTAACTTCTTTCTTAGTACAATCAGCAGTTGCCCAAACCTCTTCATCACTATAGATCTTATCAATACAAGAAGCAATCAATTGGAATGACTGATCCATCTGATTCTCTTCTTTAAAATCAAAATTATTTTTAATAAATTCATCAAGAGATGGATACTTCATCTCCATCATCAATTTAGAATCAAGTTTAATCTGTGGACTATGACCATCCATCTTCTCAACTTGAATATCTTCTAGAGCAATCATCACAGGAACAGATGTTTCTCCATCATCTGGGCAAATAATATTAACTTCTAATTCCTCTCCAACAGATTTACCTCGAATGTTAAGAAATAGATATTCAATATCAAATGTAGGAAGAGCTTCTATTTTAATTCCCTTCGTCTGTACGCATGACTTAAGTACTGCTTTAATAGCATTTGTGATTTGCTTTGTGTCTTCACTCTCCATAGCAATCACGAGCACCTTCTCTTCTTTAACTAAGAAAGGTCTATATTTAATCGTCTTTCCTGACGATGGCAACTCCAATTCATAAGAAGGAGTAGCAATTTTTGGTAAAGGCATAATATCCTAATACAATTCAGTGTGTTTTATTTAGAAGAGATTTGTAACTGCTCTTCTAGCAAGTCCTCCAGCAACATCTCCAAGGAAATCATTACCTGTGAGTCTATCTATTGCAGTATCTGCAACAGTAGCAGCAAGATTAGAAAGTCCATTACTATTAAATGCTGCTTGTTGGAATGGATCTCCAATGACAGGTGTTTTTCTACTAGTATTAGTTATAGCTCTCATAACATATCTAATATAACTCATCTGAACACTACATTTTAATAAAGATGATCCATCATAAGTCACTGGCATGGAAGTTATACTACGAGGATAACTTCTTATAAATGTATATTGCAATTGACTATTAAGATCCTTCTCAAATTTTATAATCTTTAAACCTTGCTCATTCATATACTCATCAGGATACTTTGCCCTATAAGTATAGTTTGGACTTATCGCTTCCTCTTGATCCTCATTTAAAATTTCACTAATCCAAGTCTCAAAAAACTGAACTGGCAAATAATTAGCAGCATCTATATAGAAACTTAAATCAATAGTCTCATCATATATTCTTCTATAGGCATGTCTTTCAGTGACTCCAGTATAATCATTATTAACTTCAGTAGTTGCAAGAGATGATCCTGGAAGAACTGCTTCACTACACATTAAATTTAATCTATCTTGCTGAAGAGTGGTTCCACCCAATATACCTCTAAGTTTTGTACCAAGAGAACCTGAAGGAAAACCAATTTCCACATCAAAATGAGACGTTGTTGCTGGAGCAAGTAACGTAGATTTGATTGTAGATACGTTTCTTATGGTAGGCATTTATAAATACTATTTGATCTTATATATTATGTATGGCCGAAAGTAAAAAGAGTTTATTTAGACCCACCAAACCAAGGAAATATAAGGGTGATCCCACTAATATTATATGTCGTAGTAGTTGGGAGAATAAATTTTGTAGCTGGTGTGACCTAAATGAGAACATTGTAGAGTGGGGAAGTGAAGAGTTCTGGATACCATACCGTGCTCCTGATGGTAAGACCCGTCGTTACTTTCCAGATTTTATTATCAAAGTAAAAGAAAGCACAGGGAAACTTAAGACATATGTTATCGAAGTTAAACCTGCCAAGCAAACAAGACCACCCAAACAACGAAAGAAGGTAACTCAGTCATACATATATGAATGCAAAACCTATGCAGTTAACCAAGCAAAATGGAAAGCAGCAGATGAGTGGTGTAAGGATAGAAAGATTGAGTTTAAAGTTGTTACAGAAAGAGAACTAGGTATCCACTACTAATGCCAAGATTAACCATACAACAAAGAAAAGATAGAGATGCTGCTAGAGAAGCAGAGAAGGAAGCTTTTGGATTGGATGGAGATCAAGAGGAAAATAATCGTGTTAGTGAATTTCTAAGTGATTTGAATAACCAAACTAATGATCCTGAAGAAATGATGTTAGAAATAATGGATGCCCTGAATGATACAGTTACCCCTATCCCTGATGTAGGAAACTTCTATACCTTTGTATATAATGCTAAGACTCCTAA